ATGTATCTGTCCAGAATCAGTGAGGCCATCAGTTTGTCTGCTGGTGAAGTGGCCCACCGGTTAATCGTCCCTTCATCGGATATTGACCTGGGGGAGACCGAGCTTCCGGTGCTCGGCGAGATCACCTGGCAGGCTTATGACCCGGCAAGGAGTAAATAATGGATTCGTTACAGGATGATTATACAAAGCTGCTGTACGGACTGATGCAGCCGGGGCCTGCATGGTCAGATACCGACGGTGTACTTGACGGTCTGGCACCATCGCTTGTGCGTGTTCACCAGCGGGCTGATGAACTGGTGATTGAAATCGATCCGGTCAGTCCACAGAGCTGATTGAACGTTATGAAGAATTGTATGGTTTACCTGATTCCTGTTCCCCTGTCGGAACCCAGACATTACGCCAGCGTCAGCAACGTCTTGAAGCAAAAGCCAATGTGGCTGGTGGCATAAATGAGCAGTTCTTCCTGGATCAGCTTGAGGCGCTGGATATACCGGCGTAACGATCGAACAGTTCCAGCACCTGGATGCAAGCCCCGATCCGGAATGGGGAGATCGCTGGCGTTATTTCTGGCGTGTGACGTTGCCGGTGGATGCCGGTGCTCAGTGGCAGACATGCACGGACGCCTGCAACACACCGATCCGGACGTGGGGGGATACGGTTGCGGAGTGCGTGATTAATAAATTATGTCCGTCACACACCGTCGTTTTATTTTCCTATCCAGATGAGGATGAAGATGCACAGGATTGATACGCTGACTGCGGTAAAAGATAAGTTTGGTCCGGGTAAGAACGGATTTACTGACGGAAATCTTCGCACAGGACGTCTTGCTACCTGGCTGAACAGTGCCATGTGGAATGCCATTCAGGAGGAAATCTGTGGTGTCATTGAGAAGGCCGGGATAGAACTGAATAAAGAAGAACACGACCAGCTATATAAGGCTATATTATTGCTGGTGGGCGGTGCAATTAACGAAGAGGCATTGCTGATAAAAAATAACCTTTCGGATGTGGAAGACAGGGATGAGGCTGTTGAAAACCTCGGATTAAAACCCACGGTGGATAAGGCAAAAAATGCCGTTCAGCGTGATGGCGACACCATGACCGGAGAGCTGAAAATCCGTGGTGTTAATGCGCTGAGGATTTTCAACGAAGCTTTTGGCCTGATTTTTCGTCGTTCGGAAGAGTGCCTGCACCTTATTCCCACCAGTGAAGGTCAGGGGAAAATGGCGATATTGGTCCCTGCGCCCGTTCACCATTAATCTGCGGACGGGTGAAATATCCATGTCGCATAAAGTGTCTGTTGGCGGTGGTTCGCAGGTCAATGGTGCGCTGGGTATCGGCGTTCAGAACGCCCTGGGGGGAATTCAATTGCTTTCGGGGATAACGATACAGGTATAAAACAAAACGGCGACGGCATTCTGGATGTTTATGCGAATGGACAGCATGTATTTCGTTTCCAGAATGGTGTGGCGATAGCGTTAAAAAATATTCAGGCCGGAAATGCTAAAAAATTCACGTTATCCAGCGCCAACAACTCCACGAAAAATGCAGCGTTTTATTTGTGGGGTAATCCATCCAGGCCTGTTGTTGCAGAGCTTGGTGATGATTCCGGCTGGCATTTCTACAGCCAGAGAAATACCGATGGTAGTATCACATTCGCTGTAAACGGACAGGTAATTCCGTTAAATTACGGAAACTTCGATGCCGCTATAAACATCGAACTGAGGGGGTACAGGATGTGCGGTATGGTTATGAAATGTATTACAACCCTGGCAGCAACACCGTTTCATGGACGTTTCGCTCACCTTCGGGACACGGGTTGTCAGGGATATCGATATCGGATACCGGCCGTAACTCAGCGGATAACGTCAACGGTGTGTATTACCGACCGCTGCAAAAACTGATTAATGGCATCTGGTATAACGTAGCGAGTATTTAACAATGTTGCATTTAAAAAATATTACGGCAGGTAATCCGAAAACCGTGGAACAATATCAGCTGACAAAACAATATGATGTCACCTGGCTTTTTTCGAAAGACGGAAAAAACTGGTATGAAGAGCTGAAGAATTTCGCCAGCGACACAATTAAAATAACTTACACCGGAGACGGTCGCGTGGTGTGGGTCGGTAAGGATGTGACTGGCATTGAACCCCGTAACGCCAGTGTTATTGAAGTTCCTGATATTACCGCCAACCGCCGCATTACCGCGCCGGGTTACTGGTTTTACCGCAATGATGAATTTGTCTTTGACTACAGACTCAAAGCGGAAGATGAGCGTGATGCCCTTCTGGCTCAGGTCAGTGCCCGGACAGGGGAATGGGAAGAAGACCTGCTGCTGGGCTAATCAGCGACGAAGACCGGGAAAAACTGAAAGCGTACCGCATTTACGCGAAATCGCTGCAGGCGATGGATTTCAGTGTCATCACTGATAAAACCTCATACAACGCCATTGAATGGCCCGTCTCTCCGGAAGGTTCTTCCTGATTTAATTTATCGCGAGAAAAACTATGTCTGTAGTGATATCAGGTGCGCTGACTGATGGCGCAGGCATCCCCATGTCCGGATGCCAGATTATTCTGAAATCCCGTGTAAACACCTCAGAAGTGGTGATGCGTACCAGGGCTGATGTAGTGACCGGAAATAACGGTGAATATTCGTTTGAGGCACAGGTCGGAAAATATTGCGTGTATCTGAAACGGGACTGGCGCGACGAGTACTGTGTTGGCGACATTGCTGTATACGACGACTCAAAGCCCGGCACGCTGAATGACTTTCTGACTGCCCCCGATGAAGGCGACCTGAAGCCGGATGTCGTCAAACGCTTTGAGGAAATGGTGGCGCAGGCGCAGCAGAGCGCCGGGGCCGCAGCCGGAAACGCACAGCAGACGGCGCAGGATGTGGCGGCAGCCGCAGGTTATGCCCGCGCAGCAGAACAGGCCAAAAATGACATTGATGCTGCGCTGACCGGCACTCTGAAAATGGCTAACCATCTGTCAGAAATCGCAGCAGCAGGCGAAAAGGCACAACAGAAGTCCCGGGATAATCTGGGGCTGAAAAGTGCGGCCACGATGGAAGCACAGAGCGACATTTACGACCGGACAAAAGGCCGTCTGGCGATACCCGGCGCATTCGGCTTTGGGTGTGCTTTTCTGCCTGAAGATGTTATCCGTTTTGACACTAAGAGTGATTTCCTGGCCTGGGTAAGGAATGCGCTGCCAGGTGAATATTCCGTTGCTGGCCCCTACGACATCATCATACCCGACACACGGTTTGAAGGGGTGCTCAGCATCCGGTGGACTGATGCACGCCCTGAGACAACAGAACCGCGGTACAGAGCCAAATCCCTTACTTTTTACGGCATTAACGGCCCCATTTATCACACCCGCTACTGCTACTGGCCCATATCCAGACTGACTGGCTGGGTGAAAATAAATATAACCACAGAAGATATTATTTACAGAATCGTGGCGAGCTCTGTCCGCAACAGATGGGGAGACCCTGACATTGGCGGGCTGATTATTGCTGCGTACCAGGGAGAAGCTGACGGTGATAAAGTCATCAGACTTGTCAGGGGGCAGTCATACAGAGGCTCACGACTGGGACCGGTGGGGATTTCAGTGCCCAGTACTCCCACCGGAACGTATATAGCATCCCCACAATTTTTCATTACGGGATGTTCAGAGCATTCATTACCGGGGTCATATTGCGCCCTGTCCGGGGGCCGGATGCACATGTCTCTGGCGCAATGCCCGGGCTTTTTATTCGCACATCGTGAGGAATGCACCGTGGAAATTAAAAAAATCATTAATCCCCGTTATACCGAAAGTGGCGCAGTAGACTGTGACGTTTTTTTTGACGACAGGGACCAGGCAGTCCCCTACACAGCCACCGCTGATGATGTCGCTCCGACGGGTCAGCAAATCTGGCAGGAACTGCAAAGCGGCAAATGGGGTGAGATAGCCCCATTCACTGTGACACCAGAAATGCTGGAAGCGGCCAGAGAGGCCAGACGTCAGGAAATTGAAGCATGGCGCGCAGAACAGGAGGCGAAGCCGTTCACGTTTGAATGGAACGGTCGTATCTGGAATGCTGGTCCCGACTCACTGGGCCGCCTGTCCCCGGTAGTCATGCTGGCAAAATCTGTCACAGCACAAACACATATGGCGTGGAGCGATGCCGATAATCAGCAGGTGAAACTGTCGATGCCGGAACTGGAAGAACTGGCGGCAGCAATGGTGCAGGCGCAGGTCGATCGCAACGATGAGATTTATCGCCGTCAGCGTGAAATGAAAGAGGAGCTGAGCGGTCTGGATGATTTGGCTTCAATTCGGGCGTTTGACGTTGAGTAATGAATAAGCCGCAACTGGCGGAATCACAGAAGACCGCTTTGCTTACCGAAGCGGAGTCTGTCATCCGGCCGCGGGGCGTGCTGTCAGGCTGAACAGGGAAACGGATGAATCCGGGGAGGCCCGGGGCGGGCCTCTGTTTTTCCGGAGTCAGTCCGGTCTGTGGTTTATGCGATGTGATTATGAATGGTGCAGTTGTGAGCCGTTTTCAGGCAATCGCAGGGCCAGTACCTCGTCAGTCAGCTGACGGTAAATCTGCTGTTCAGTCTCACGCATCACCTGTGCACCGGCTTCCCTCTCCGCATCCGCATCACCGCTCAGACCTGATGCTTTCAGCCGGTCAGCCACCCTCTGAGGGTACTCATTCTCCAGCATCTCATATTTCTGCTCTTCTGCCAGCGCCCAGCGGTCAGCTTCCGTACGCTTCAGTACAGCATGCCATGGTCCCCAGAGGGAGAACCAGTCCGTAAATTCATTCTCTTCACGGCTTCTGACCATGGCTTCGGCAGTGCGGAGGTCATTTGCTGTCACTCCCGACACGCCATAGAAACGCATTTCCTTCACGGCAGTGGAGAGCTGAAGTTTCTCTGCGAGCATGGTCTGGAAGGCCAGGTAGACTTCTATCTCGTCCACAAAATGGAGAGTTCTGACTTTATCCCGGGCAATGTCCTCCAGAATTTCGAGGCGGAACATTTCCCTGCCCAGGGAGAGCAGAGCGCCGGTATCATTATCGAAAAGGCCTTCTGATGCCTGATGGACCAGGAGGGTTTTCCGGAGATTGTTCCATGTGAGCGCGACACGGTCCTCACAGCTCTCAGTGGCATCAGCAGCAACAGTGAAAGACTGCTGTCGAAGCTCCGCAGAGGCACTGAGTTTTTCCAGCCATGCAGCGACCTGTTCACGGAATCCGGAGGTATTGCGTGCAGAGACGGTATCGGAAAGGCGGTCAAGGAACGCGGAAAAGGTGTTGGCGTGCTCTTCATGTTCAAAAGCATGCCATATCTGTGATACATCAGATTGTTTGTTTTCCGGGAACCATGCTGTCACGGCATCAGCCAGGGGGCGATGGAGTGTATTCTGTTGTCCGTCACTCATGGAGAAGTAAATCTGCGGGCCGTGGTAGTCCGGTTGGGCGGTTTGTTGTAACAAAGTTTGCATTATTCTGGGAGATAGTTGATTTTCTCTAAGATTGACAACGCTATCAGAACTGAGGCCAAGTATGCTTTCCGGAATTGCCGTGATCCGGTTCTGATTAAGCCAGAATATTCTTATAATATGATCATCTCTTTCTGGAAAATCTGGTATTACTTCCAAAGCATTTCTGGCTGCATCAAGTAATTCCAATGACATTGGTAACCTCGGAAGTACAGACAGGTGATTGTCACTTACGTTAATATATTCTAGTGACGCAGGTAATTCAGGAAGTGCGAACAAATGGTTATCACTCACATTTATATATTCCAGCGACACTGGTAATTCAGGAAGTGCAGATAATTGATTACTGCTTGCATTCAGTTCTTTCAATGCCCTTGGTAGCTCGGGGAGCATTGATAGTTGGTTATTGCTTACATTAATTTCATCAAGATTGTCAGGCAATCGTGGTAGAGATCTGAGACCTAAACAAGATAAGTCCAACGATGTTTCACTGTTCTCCAGACATAATTGGAGCCGGGTAAAAGCAGTTTCCCTGTTTTCTCCGGAAATGCTGTTTTTAGTCCATTCAACCCATTCGGAGAGATAATTATTGTGAACATTGTCGATTGATGTAGTTCTGTAAAAAGAGACGTTTCCAGTGGATAGGGGGGGATTATTTACAGGAAGCATAATAACCTCGCAGAAGGATATCCTGATAAAATGTGATACTGGGAAATAATAAGCTAAAATAAAATGTTTCAGGATTGAAATTTATTGTTTTCATTTTAAGGAAGTGATGTTGATTTAACTGTAAAAAAACGATACTATTTTCTTAGATGGTAAATGTCTCGCCTGTGCTATATTTTGTTTTTCGGTTAGTTAAATATCGTACGTTCATATTTGAATGTTCTGCCGGAATGCATTATCAATAGAGGTAAAGTCGCAACCCCAAATCGTAAAGGAAACCGTAGCACGTCTTAAGCAAGAACGTGCTGCGGTTGGATGCTATTTTTTCCCTGAAGCAGAAAACATTACTACAGTACCTTGAACCTTGGTTTTAACATTCTCGAAATGCTCTGAGAGTATATGTGTTAAGCCTTCTTCGGAATCTTTTGTGTTTGAAAAGATGCCTTTCTGATTGTAAATGCGCATCAGTTTTTGACCGAAGCTATTGTGCACAACTCCATCGCCAAGAATTGTGGCTCCGTATAGAGTTCCATCATCAGTTAAGGCCTGCGCCGCATTGCGTATTACACAGCTTTTTGTAGATATATTTCCAGGCAGGCAGTGAAGAAGGTAAAACATGGAAATGGAATCAAATTGACCATGTAACGCCGCGGGATAAGTTTCAAAAACATCATGGCTAATTTTATGTTTAATTTTTGATTCCCCAGCCCTTGTAGATGCCGCGTTCAGGCTAGCTTCGTTCAAATCCATTAAAGATATCAGACTACTCTCAGGTACGTGAGTAAGGTAAAACCCAGTTCCAACACCAATATCCAGATGGTTGTTACCTAAATGTTCCAGAAAGTGTGGAAGAAGGTGTTCCTTTGTAGGACATCCCCATGCAAGCCGATTTGATACTCCCAAAACCCACCAGTCATAAAGCTTTAGGGTAATTGGTGTGTAAATTTTAGCCCCATCATCTGTGTTTTTTTTCATTAATTTCACCATATTATAGTTTTATTTGTGAATTAAATCAATTATGGCGATGAATTACAAGGGGTTAAATGCTGCTGCAGCATAGCGATATTGAAATAGCCTGGTATGCTTCGATACAGCAGGAGCCGAATGGCTGGAAGACCGTCACCACACAGTTCTACATCCAGGAATTCAGTGAGCATATTGCGCCACTTCAGGATGCTGTAGATCTGGAGATCGCAACGGAGGAAGAAAACTCGTTGCTGGAAGCCTGGAAGAAGTATCGGGTGTTGCTGAACTGTGTTGATACATCAACTGCACCTGATATTGAGTGGCCGGAAGAACCAGACACAATGTAAGCGAAAAAGAAAAACCGTAGACACGACGTATGCAGGACGTGCTGCGGTTGGCTGGTAAACTTTCGATAGTGCGAGTATTGAATGATTTCCAGCCGTTACCGATTTTACGTGTTTATTAGTGAACAAACCACTCGTCAGCAGACTCCCAGGTATCTTTCAGAGTCTCCTGAACAAATGTTTTTGCAGAATCCTTATCTGCGGTGCGTGTAACAGAAAGGCCATCGTTGCTGGTGGCTTTTACGATCACCTCTACATCGTCATAACGTTTACTGATGCGTCGGGTTAATTCTTCCTTTAACGCATCCACAGCACCGTTTGGCATTTTAGTGATTTTTTCTTTAGCGATACAGATCTCAACACGCAT